GACCGGTGGCACCAGAAAGAGGAGAGCCTACTTTCGGATTGCCTTCGGTAGGATAAAAACCAGCAGTACGAACATCGGATGAGGTGGAATCAAAAAAACCAACACCGTATCTGTTCGAACCAGAGGTAAGAGCCAAAGCCTTACCGTCACCAGAAATCACGCCCGGAATGAAAGGACTATCGAACTTCTGCGGCCAAGGCAGGCACGAAGTAAAGTAGTCATGTCGTTTACCGCGAGGAAGTGGCTTAAAACCATTCGTCCAAAACTTAGTAACTGACTCATCAGTGGTATTCGGAGAATCGCCAGTATTTAAGGCAACGGGTTCCTGTAAATTCTCGTCGCGGTACCACTCGTTCCAAATCAGAGCATAGGCACGGAAAGGCAGTTCAGAAACAGAAACATCACCGGAATACACGATCGGCGGAAGACCAAAATAATCCCAGACAGACTCAACATTCTCAGAAAAATCAGCCTTAGCCTTCGTCTGGGGAATCATGTAGTCAATCGAATCGCCGGGCTTCTTCTGCTCACCCATAAAGTTCTGCCAATGATCCCAAACAAGCCTATTAGGAACAAAGAAGGCTTGAGTATCAAGATAGACGTTATCCATGAAAGGAACGATCGGCGTAGCAAGACGACAAAAATGATTGAAATTAATCTTTACCGAGTCGCCGGGGAGAACTTCCTCACAAAGAACAGGAATCAAAAGACCTTCATTAAACGTAGTCTTGTAGCCATGACTACGGTCAAAGACGGATCTCTGAATATCAACACGCGGAACAGCCGCGAAGCGAGTATCAGCCATTTATGGACCTCATAAAAGTACGTTTTTTGGGTTGGTGTCACCTGGCCCCTTAACTACAAGTGAGACGGGGCCAGGCCGCCGCGCTAAGCGACGGCGGGCTCCTTCGGAGCTGAATCCTCCTTCGGAGGAATAACCGGCTTCGCCGGTACGGATTCTGCCGGCACAGAAGGTTTAGCGGGTTCTGCCGGGGGAAGAAGTCCCATCTCACGCATAGTATCAACGTTAGAAGGGTTAGAGCAGAACTCCGTAAAAGTCCTCAAATCATTATTGAACTTCGCTCGAAGCTCAGAAGGAAGAGCATCAAAGTAATTTCTGACGTTAGAGAGACGGTTCATGTTCTCCTGAAAGTCATTCAACTGCGTAGTATCAAGATACTGGGCCGGACGAGCACACAGACCGGAGAAATCTCCAGAAATGCAACGAGCAAGGATGTTGTTAATATCCATAGAGTCTTTAAAAGACTGCTCAGTAAGAGAGGGAGTCTCACAAAAAAGGTCAGAACATTCGGACCTATCCAAGATACAGTAATTAGTGCGAATCATACTTACTCCAAAATCTCAGGGCTTCGCCCTGAAACCCACGCCTCCGCCGGACGGCGCGTCCTCGCAGAGAGGGGAATTCTTCCCCTCTCTCCGAGGGACATTATGTCCGGTCCGGAGAGCGTCAAGGGGTCTTCATAAAAATTTCTTCGAAATTTTTACAAAGCTTCCCCTTGACCCTTTCAGGGCTATCATAACGCAAAAAACCCTCGGGTGCAAAACCCGAGGGTGTAAAGCAAAACAAGGGTGTAAAGCAAAACAAGGGTAACTTAAAATTTAGTCAGCCTTATAATCCGAACCATTCTTGATGATAACATGATCACAAGACTGAATCATACCGGTACGAAAATCATAAGTACCGATCTTAATCAGCTGATAATCCTTCGGAGAGGCATGAAGATCAGACTGAGGATCATCAAGCAGGCGCATGAAAGCGCGGACGGCAATGTAGTCATTCGATTGAACGAAAGGAACGCCAAAGCCTTCAGCCAGAGCGTCACGAATGACATAAAAATTAGAGACAGTATTCACTGTGAGAATCCTCCATTTCGTAATAAAAAACAGCGCAAAAAGGTTTGTTTTTACGCAACCAAGAAACCAAAGAAGAGTAAGACTTAAACCGCTGAGCAAGCAACCGGCGGCGGCCAGCGGTAAAGGTCATGACCCTATAACAAATAAAACCATCAAGCACCTCCAGATCAGGAAGATCGCAAGGCGCTTGAGTGGAAAAACAATAAAGTTTACTCACGAGAAGACCTCAAAACGACTACTTCACTCCAGAGAGCCTGGCGAAGATTCGTCAAAGTATGAACACGAGAAGGATCACACTCAGGATCATCACCAAGGTCCATTTCGAGATCGCCAACATAAAAGTGGCAAGCCTCAAGAAGACGAAGCCAAGAACTACGAGCGGGACTGTACACGGAAACAGAAGTACCGTCATCAAGAGAAAGAATCCACTTCTGATCACAACGCTTTCCTTTCCAACGACGTTCCTCCGTCGGAGAAAGCACGCAACGGAAAACTCGACCACCAAAAGAGCAAGTGAAGGAACGAGGGCGGGTAATCATGGTAAAGACTCCTAAATGAACAAGTGAGGTTGATGAAGACGCAGTTCCTCATCTATTGGTTTAATTATATCAACTTGTTCATCCGGTGTCAAGTCCGAATTCTCATAAGACCGGTAATTCGTCTTCCAAGAATTTCGAGCCTTGAGCAAAGACAAATTCGACTGAAAACAACACCAGTCAGAATAGGGCATGCCCTGACGCTCAGCCTCCGCACGGTCATCGGCTTCGCGTTGCATCATAAGAGCGTGTTGACGCTCTTTAAAGGAAAGATATTCCTCGGGCCATAGCTCATGAATAATCTTAAGGTAATAGCGAGGAACGGAGAAATGCTGAACACCCCTCCGGGTCATACAAGGGACACGATCGCGAACACGAACATCAGACCAAAAATAGCGAACCAACCAATCACGACCAATTCCAGGGCGATTAGAAGAACGACAAAACTCAGGAGTTCGATTATGTTCAGCATACCACTTCGCGCCTAAAGAACCGTGAGCCTTCTTTAGGACATAGCGGGCAACATACTGGCAAGTTTCGAAAGAAACGCGCTGAACTGTTGAATATCCAAAAGGCCACAAACGCTCAAGAAGAGCGCTACGACACATAGGATAACCAGTATGAGAATTTTTCCAGGGAGTTTTGTCAGGAAAGTCATAACCAAAAATGATGTAGTGGTAATGTGGGCGGAAAGTGCCACGCTTCCCATATTCCGCACACATAAAAAACCGAATCTTGACACCCGGAAGAGCTTTACGAAGACGCTTCATAAAAAGCTGGTGCGCCCTATTAGAAACGCATTTATCAGCAGGCAAATGCTCTTCATTATAGGTAAGCGTGAGGAATGACGCAGATTCAGAAGTCAACAACTCATGATAGCAACGAGTAGCCCATTCTCTTGCACGAGAAAGCCGGCACGGCACGCAATGACCGCAAGGAAGGTAAACAACCTTAAACAACGGCAGTTGACGAGAGTCAAAACCGAAAACCTTTTCAGCTTCAGCAATGCTGAAAACCAAAAAAGATGGACGGCCGGGTTTGGCGTTTAAACCTTGATAAGCCTTAAGAGGATGGGTACAAGTAAGCATCAGATACGAAAACCGCCACGCATAGGCACGGCACGAAGATTAAGTGGATGCGTCTTCTTTGCGGTGTTAGTAAACATCTTCTTGGAAGACTTCTTAGACATCTTAGAACGCTTTGCCATATTAGCACCTTCAAAAGAAAAAATCAATCCGAACCAGAAACCGGAATGTTCCTAGTCAGATCACGATACCAAGACTTCAAAGACTTGGCGGCGTTTTCACCAGCATCAGACATCCTGCGAGCTACTTTTTCGGCAACTTGCGCAGGAGTATCAGAAAGAGATTTACGAGCGCTGGAATAAACTTTTTCCACATCTTTACCTAACTCACCCCAAACAGACTTCGAATTAGCTTGAGTATTCAAATACTTGGCCTCAGCCACATTTTTAGCGGCCTGCGTAGTAGCCAAAGCAGTATTGTTGCGAATGGTCGCCTCATTCAGTTGTTGCTGAGACCTAAAAGTAGACTCGGAAGCCTCGCTGGTGGAAGTTTCCTGCCTAATCTTATCTTTCTCAGCGGAAAGGAGTGAAGCAGTACGAGCGACACTAGCACCACTAGAAATAGCAGAACCAACATCAGCCATATGAGTGGAAGCCATAGCGCTAGATGCAGGAGAACCACCACCAGTAGCAGACAGGATGGGATTAAGGCCAGCGGCCTTCAAATCAGAAACTTCCCACTGATGCTTATTAAGCCACTGCTCCCTAGTAAAATCATTAGCCGCATTAGCATTAGCAGTTGCATTTTTATTAGCCGAATGCTGATTCGCCATAGAAGCGGCGGCAGTAATGGCGGCGGCGGCAAGAGCAGGAAACATAATAAAAGCTCCTTAGAAATGACCAGTCAGACCGGGAATCGAATAAACAGGCATAGGTCGCGCCCAACGAGCATCAAACCAGGAGTCAAGAAGGAAATGCGGTTCGGAAGGAACAGCGATAACACGTTCAATAGGCGGCTTTTCCTTAATGAAATCGGCGCTCAGAGTAGGCAGATTCGCGAACTTCTGACCCAGATGCCAATAATCAAGAGGCTGAGGATCAGTAGAACGGAACTTACCGGTAATCAGAGAAGGAGAATAACGATATTCAGCCCAGCGCTCCTGATAACCAAAAACGGCACTATCTTCTGCGGTACCTTGCGCATAAATTTCTTTGTTCAAGACAGGCTGTTCGCCAAGATTAGACAGCTCAGGGAAGTAAAAATCATAGCGGCCAAGACGGGACCACTGACGATGAATACCCTGCTGATAAGAAAGATCAGCACGAACGCTAACAAGCACAAAAATATAACCGTGTTCAACAGCAGAATACTGGACACCGTTACCTGTATCGCCACCAACACCAAAAGCGGCCAGATTACCCTGGGGGGTCTTTTCAGAACCTGTAGCGGTACCAGAAGTCTGAGCAACAGGATTGATGTTAATGCGAGCAGTAGAACCGCCGAGGTACTCAGGACGTTGCAGACGAGCGTCAGGAGAAATTACGCCAAAATGGGCACGAAGAATTTCCGTGTAGCGCGTACCGCCACGGGCATCGTTTTCCAGAAGACGCTGAACAGCAAAAGCCTGACGAAGATCGTTAACGGTAGTAGAGAGCGTAAGACCGGAAGTAATACCAGGATAAGTCGAACGAAGTTTAACTAGATCATCATAAGTAGCAACGCCGTAAAACTTATCAAAAGCATCAAAAGTAGGACCGGTGGCACCAGAAAGAGGAGAGCCTACTTTCGGATTGCCTTCGGTAGGATAAAAACCAGCAGTACGAACATCGGATGAGGTGGAATCAAAAAAAC